ATAGAACATACCAATACCTTGAACTCTCATACTTGATAAGGCTAACTTTCTAGTAAAGTCCTCAAGTCCTAGTTCTTGTGCTCTATTAATTAGCTTCTCCATACCTTCTTTGAACTCATCATACTGGTCACCACTAGGCATAGTGAAGTCGTTTCTATTTCCCATTGCTTTCCTTTCCACTACAACCACATCTGCAATCGTAGGTTTCATCATCATCAGTAGATACTTGTGATTTCCACTTTGTTAAGCATCTTTCACATAAGGCTCTACTGTTATTCCATATCGTTATAGAAAGATTGTTTCCTTCGTTATCTTTTACTGGTATTTGTTCGTTACAAAAATCACATACCCATAGGTCGTGTGATAATCCAGTATCTAATAGTGTGTCAATAACAAAGACACCTTCCTGTTTTGTTTGTACTTTTCTGTACTCTAGTGCTATTTGTGTAGCGATTTCTCTGTGCTTAATAGGGTCTTTTACTATTACCCAATCGTTGCACTCATCATCATAAATACCACTCATTCTTCCTCCTTTTCTCTATTAATAACATTAGCTACTTTGTTAAAGTCAATAGCTACTATGTTAGTGTCGTGTCTATTGCACCATACTTGTAAGCCGTATGCTGTCCAACCTGCTTGTTGGTCAGACCACTCAGCAGGGGATACCCCTTTGGGTAGTTCTAATAGACACTTCTTACAATGAAAGTATGATACTATTTCATTACTTGCCATAGTGATACTCAATCTTCAATAGTACATTCTGTATAATTTCTTCACTTGCACTACATTTACCGATTGTATTCTCAACAATCTCAGTAATATCATCACGTATGGAAGTAGTTTCGTTATTAGAATTATCAAAGTATTCTTTAGCCCTTTGTTCTAATAACTTCTTTTTAGCTTCATCTGATAAAGCCATTACTCCTCCTCATCTTTAGACCACCTACTCTTAGTAAAGAACGTAGGCATATGGTCGTACAGTTCTTTTGCAGTAGCATCAGTACTATCATCTAGCATTGATACCATATTGTCTATACAAGCTACTGCACTATTCTTATCAACTTCACTACTGAATGTAAAATCTACTGTTAGTACATTTACATCATCATTAGTAGTACTTGTCATTTCGTATACTTCACTCATATACTTTCTAACCTCCTCTTACTATTCTGTTTCTTTATAGTTTGATAGCCACATCTGAAGCACTGTACAATAACGTGAACACTACTCTTAACGTTGCTATGTATTGCAACTTGGGTATATTTACCCTGCCTACAATTATCACATTCCATATAGATTTCCTTTCATTGATAAGGTGATACCTTAGCTTTCGGTGGTAGGGTATGAACAGGGTTATGTAAGAACCTACTCCTACTTACTAAGGTTTCACCACACGTACAAGTATCCGATAATATATCGTATACTTACTATCTCCTCAGATAGCACGATAGGTACAAGTTGTAGTTGTAGTAAATACTAGAACACTTATACATATCGTGCTACCTACTGTACTTTGCCTATACGTACTATATATAGGGGTTGGACAAGTGAGTTGTACAGTAGATAGCAATTAAATATTAATTACAATACTCACAAGCCTTTAGTTTAGGTGCGATATTAATACCACAACTCTTACAAAAGTTATCTATAGTTTCTAATACACTAGCTTTCTCTATGGTATTGTTCGCCATATCATCTTGTCTTATAGCACTTTCGTTAGCACGTATCTGTGCTAATAAGCGTAAGCCTTCTTCTATAGCAAGTCTTTCTTCTATAGTCTTTCGTTTTACAGGGGCTTCTAACTCCCTGCAATCGTAGCATATATAGCCACGAACTAAGTTCTTGCTACAGTACTTGCATACTGAAGTCTTGTCCTTAGCGTTATGTACTGGTTGTATATACTCACGTACTCCGTTTAGGTTAGGAATACCTGTATCTACAATAGTATTATCCTTGTCGTTAAATACTCTTTTGTTACGTGGAACACTAGAGTTCTTGTATTTCTTAGGCATATATAATCACCTGTCCTTTCATAGTCTAAATATATAAGCTAAAGAAAAGTCAAAGAATTGACTTGAGAAAAATTTAACACATCTCAGTAATATTACTTCAGTATATATTGAGTCGACTTGACAACCCCAATGCATAACTCCAGTAGACGCGGCAAGGATATATATTTAAATATATATCAAGAAAAAAAATTAAAAAAAAATTTTAATTCAAGTGTAAGAGAATAAACATACTAGCAGTATATAGACAAACTAAATAGGAACAGATTATGGTGTAAATGACTTCACTACCATAGGGAATATATATAAAAAAAAAGCAGTAGCCGACAATTAAGCCGACTACTGCAATTAAATTAGGACATGTAGTCCTGTACACTACCTTTGAAACGTGCATTCATAAAGGCTTTACATTCTTGCAAAGATGGTACTTCTTCAAATCGCTCTGCGATAGCGTTGGTACCAACTTCTGCAATGAACTCTGCACTCATAGAACCATCTTTGTTAGGCTTAAAAGCCTTACGTGTAAGAACTTTGGGATATGCTTTGAACAATTCTTGCAATTGAATAACTGCTTCGTATTGTTTAAGTATCCCTAAGTTCTTGAATTTTCCATCATTAGTTTGAGTAGCTATCATATAGCGTGTTTTACCCTCACTCTCAGGGGAAAATTCAAAAGAGGAAAATCCTCTAAGTTTAACTAATACCATACCAGTAGGTAGATACTTCTTAGAAGATGGATATACTTGACATATATTTTCTTCTTGTTTCACGTAGTATTTATGTGTACTTTTAGCCATAATTAATCACTTATCCTTTCTATCGATATATATAGCTTGACACCAACATACTACGATAAGTCAAGTTAAACCGCCTATTAGAAGTACTTTCTTATTGAAGTTAAGTAAGCTAGTTGAGAGTTGTAATGTAGTACTTCTATAGGAATTTAACTTTACTATTGTAGTAAAAGGTTATTCGCAACTGCGAATGTTCTTGTTGGGGGTGTCAAACTATATATATAACGTCCAGTAAATAGATAATAGCAAAATAACAACGAAAAAAACACAACACTATAAAGTAGCGGTGGTGGTTGGGTTGTGGCTACGTAAATACCTATTGTGTTTTTTTTGGCTGTATATTTTTCATTAGCTATTGGTTAGCTACTTACAATTATGTATGGTGTAAATCAAAGGGTATCGTTTCTAAGGAAAGGTAGGACAAATTAGGTATATAGTAAGTTATGTCTGTGCAGTATTACATATTAGTTAGTATATAGTACCCTATCGTACTTGCACTGTGCGTTACTTACGCTTGTATGTTAAGTGGGGGGATTTAACCTAGCCTCCCCTATATATCATTACGTAAGTAGAGAAAAGATTGCTGGTAAATGTGGAAGGAAAAGAACTGTGGTGTAGTTTGTTACAGGCATTGTGAACAATCAAGAAGGTATAGATTGATAATCTACACCACCGTTCCTATTGTCCAATGTTAGCACACTATTGCTAGTAAGAGAAAGAAAAAAAGAACTTTTTTCTATAGTACGCTTGGGGTGTGTGTGAGTACGCAACTAACCCTGTGTCACTCCCTCCCAACCAGAATGAACTAAAGTTTAGTAACAAATAAATGTGTGAAGTAATAGCCTATAACGCTAGTTACCACCGTGTAGCTAGTCGGCTTAATCCTTCTAATTATGTTCTTTGAAACCATTTCTATGAGCTACTGATTTCAAATGCCTATGTATATAAATATAACACTACTAGAATTATAAGCAAGTTACAGGAAGGATTTAAATGTTCGATTTTAAAGAACAACTAGCTATAGGCGAAAAAGGAGAAAGATTAGTTAAGTTATTTTACGAAAGCCAAACAGATGACGGTAAGACAAAGTTTGTAGTACGTAAAACAAGAATGGAGGAACAGCTAAAGGGTGCGGACCTATTCATACTTAATAATGAACTAGGTATGAAGTATATAGAAGTTAAAACTGACACACAAACTGTAGAAACAGGTAATGTAGCACTAGAGATACAGATTGTACAGGATGACGGCACAATGCAAGCAGGGTGCCAGTTCAAGACCTTTACTGACTATATGTTTTACTGGGCTTACCCTTCTAACCAGCTTTATTACTGGAAACCAGAGGAACTAATACCTTTTATTGTTAACTGGATTATGGAAGGTAAATACAGAATTGTAGATGCTGAAAATAAAAATTTTTTTTCACGCAATCTTCTCGTGCCTGTGGAGGACCTGCTCGCTACGCAAGTCGTAAGTACGATTAACTTGAGTTATCATCTTTTAGATAAGGTAGAAGTGGGGTAAGGAGGCAAACCCCACAACCACCTTAATTCTATTATAATAAACTAATGAGAAAATTGACACATTGTAAGAAGTGTAAAAAACAATTTGAAATATGGCGTAGTTATAGAATGTGTACTAATCTTGGGTGTATAGAATATAACAAACCAGTAGGAGCTAAAATTGTACGGAAAAAAGATGTCGAAGAAGAAGAGTAAAAAATCTTATGGGAAAAAGAAAAAAAAATAAAAACATATTTGAAAATCCTAATATCTTAAAATCGTGGGGTATGGATTTAGTAGAGAACTGCGGTAGTATGATTACACAGACACCGCCTAATATGGAAAACTTGGATAAATTAATTAAAGAGTTTGTACACGATTATAACGAACAAATGGAGAATGTAAATGCCACATAGTAAAGGTAAAAATAGTTTAGTAGCTAATATACATAGACGTAAAAAAGCAGGTACTTCTCGTAGTAAAAAAAATAGTACTATATCTAAAAAAGCATATAAGCAAATGCAAAAAGGTTGGAAGTAATGCCTTACTATACAAAAGCAGGAAAATTGTACAAAGGTAAGTACCATAAAATGAAAGATGGTAGTATACACACAGGTGCTAAGCATACAAAAAATTCTAAAAAATTATATAAGAGGAAACCAAAATAATGGCTGTTACATATAGGGGAGAAAAGTTTTCAGGTTACAACAAACCTAAACGTACACCTAAAGCTAGTAAGTCACACGCTGTATTAGCTAAAAAAGGTGACAAAGTTAAATTAGTAAGATTTGGACAACAGGGTGTTAGTGGTGATGGAAAAAAGAATACAGCAAGAAGAAGGTCATTCCACGCTAGACATAATTGTTCCGCTAAAAAAGATAAATTTACTGCAGGCTATTGGGCTTGTAGGCATAAGTGGTAGCAAAAAATATAATATGTATTTCGCCTGATTGCGAAGAGAAACTACCAGCAAATAAAAGAAAATATTGTTCTGATACTTGTATGTGGCGTGAACAAAAAAGAAAAGCACGTTATAAAGAACAAGGTAGAGAATATACACCTGAAATAAAAGAAGCTAACAAAGGTAAAGTTACACAAGTTAGACGTGGTGCTTTATACGATAAGTTTGTAAATCAAGGATATGCATTAGACCTTATACAAGGAAGAATGGATAGACAAGAGATAGCTAAGGAACTAGGTTGTACTGCTGCACACATTTCTAGATTATTAGGTGCATTTCAGGAAGATTACGAGAAAGATAAACAAGCTGAGAACTGGGAAGTATCTGATGATGCTAAACAATCATTAGAAGATTTTCAAAATTTTAGAGATAGGTATTTTTTAACAGAACAAGGTATACCTTTTGAAACAGCAAATTTTCATCATAGATGGATAAAATCTATCAACAAGGCTTTACTTAATGGTGGTCAGCAAATGATACTTAGTCCACCAAGACACGGTAAAACTGAGTTGTTAATACATTTTGTTATTTGGCTTATTTGTAGAAATCCAAACATAAGAATTATGTGGGTAGGTGGTAACGAAGATATTGCTATGAACTCTGTAATGTCTGTTATGGATACTTTGGAACAAAATGAAAAATTAAAAGAAGATTTTTGTGGACCAGGTGGTAGCTTTAAACCTGCAACTAGAGCAGGTAAGATGTGGTCAAGAAATGGTTTTACTGTATCTACTAGAACAGTATCAGGTATTAAATCTCCAACAATGATTGGTATTGGACGTGGTGGTAAGATACTTTCACGAGATTGTGATTTAATTATTGCAGATGACATTGAGGACCATAGCTCTACTATGCAACCTGCATCAAGAGAAAATACAAAGAATTGGTGGACTACTACATTAGGTTCCAGAAAAGAGGAACATACAGCTATGGTGCTTATAGGTTCTAGACAGCACCCTGAAGATTTATATTCTGCAATTTTAGAGAATGATGCTTGGGAACATATAGTAGAAGAAGCTCACGATAGTATGTGTGACATAGCAGAGTTTGAAGAAGAAGAACACGTTGATTGTATGTTATGGTCAGGTAAAAGAACTTTTAAATGGTTAATGAACCGTAAGAAAGATGCTATGACT